GCCGTGTTTAATGTTGGTTGATATGCGAAAGGGCCGATGGGACTTTCCTGACTTAAAACGGTTAGCGAAAGAGCAGTACGACTATTGGCAACCTGATAACGTATTGATCGAGGCCAAAGCGACAGGGATCACGCTTCAACAGGAACTGCGTCGTCTTGGTGTTCCTGTGACCATGTATTCACCAGGCGGTCGTCGTGCAGGTCAGGACAAAGTGTCAAGGGCCAACGCTGTTGCTCCGGTGCTTGAGGCTGGAATGGTCTGGGCTCCTGAGACGGATTGGGCGGACGAAGTGATCGAGGAATGTGCGTCGTTTCCCAATGGCGACAACGATGACTTGGTTGATAGCACGACACAGGCTCTTATGAGATTCAGAGCAGGCAATTTCATCAGCCTTGAATCAGACGAGGACGATGAGCCTACCGACCATGCAGGAGTTGTCCCCGAGTATTATTAGCCTTACAATGCGGGGATGATAACCCTGTACAGGTGACCACTATGGCAATGTCGGCCCGCGAACTTTTAGCCAACCTTCCTCTCCAACTGGCTAAGGGTGGTAGCGCAAATAAAAAACAACTTCTCGCCGCAGAGAAAAAATACCTAGCCAATCCAGACAAACGAACTGGCGCTCAGCTTTATAACATGATGCTTGAGCAGGGTGTCGATGTGAATGACTTGCTGAATGCGGGCGTAAAGCAGTCTACTATCGATCAGGTGTTCACGGCCCAAGAACCACTGCCCATGGAACAGTTTACTGCGCCGACCACGGCGAAGTCTTCGTTGGCTGGGTTAGAAGCGCAAGAGCGTGAAAGAGCCATTGCCCGTGGACAATCACTGGTGAATAAATTACAGCAGGGCGGTGTTGATGCGGAAGAGCGTCGCAGGTTACAGAAAGCGGCGACGCAGTACGGTGTTACGTTTGAAGACATGATTAGAGCGGGCATTGACCCAAGTATTTTGTTTGATGTGCAGTTAAAGCAGACGCCGAAAGGACCTCAAGGCACAACAGGCGGTAATCAAACTGGTTCCACGGTTTACACCCCTGGTGCGGTTGACCCAAGAGGACCAGGTATAGATCAAGCGTTTCGTGACTCACCAGTCAGGGAACGAATTCCTGGCGTCCCCGAGTTTGACCCGATGACAGGTTCACCCACAGGTTATAGGTACACCCCGGCGGCGCGTCTGACTCCTGCTACAGGCTCAGGCCTAAGTTGGACCCCGCCGGTGGTGACCAGCAGACCAAGGCAGTTATTGGACGTAGGGGGAGGCTATATGCCTTCTATGTCTAGTAGGTTCGCTCAGTCTAGGGCTAAACAAGATCAGGCGTTGATGGCTAAGTTTAGCGGTGGTGAAAGGCCTTATAACTATGCTGACTATAACTACTGGCGAAATCGTTTACGCGCAGGTGAATTTAACACAGTAGGCGGTGAGGTTGACGTACCAAAATTCGAAGCCGCATTTAATGCGTGGAATGAAAGCACTCCAGCCCCGTCAAGTAGCGCCATGACGAGTAGCGACCAGAACACCGTCGCAGGCACAAATCAATATCCTTACAATTTTTATTCAAATGATTATGGATCCTTACCAAGTTATCTTGGTGGAACCAATGCTGAGTTACAGGGACAGGATCCAACAGGTTATTTGTCCAGAACGCCCAGCGCCACTCCGATAACCGTAGGAGGGGCGATGATGTTTAACGATGGTGGTTTTGTAAAAAAACCTGAAGGGGTAGTTGAGGAATCAGCTACCCCAGAAACCGAAAGCGCACAGATGCTGAATCGGATTACTGCGGGGAGCTCTCCTACTGCTGAGTACCCTCTGACCGAGGAAGGCACGGTAGATTGGTCTCAGCGTCAGTCCCCAGCCAGCCAGTTTCTTTCCTGGCTTACCACTGGCGGAGAACGTCAAGCCCGATACTTGACTGAAAATCAAAATAAAAGTCCTATCTGGGATGTCCCCGCTCAAATCATGCGAGAAGCGCCCGTAGAGCGACGGGAGCTACCCCGAGATGATGTCCCTGATTCTGTGGGCCAAGCCAAAGCTATGTTACGGGGTCTTTCAGAGATTCCGGGCACTGTTGCAGATTATATAAGAAAGACTGCGCAGACCGAGGCGCCTATGAAAGAGGTAGGCGAAGACATTTCCTTCTTGGGCAAGGCAATGTATCAGGGGCTTAAAGAAGACCCGATAGGCTTTATGCTAGATATGACGCCTGGTATAGGGCAAGAGCGCGCAGTTAAAGACGCAAAAGACTTGGCCCAAAAGGCCATTGAGGCAGAAGCCGCTGGTGATCTTGAAGCGGCTAAAATGTACAGGGAAATGTCAGGACTATCTATGTCAGGCACGTTCCCTGGCGTTCCCGGAAAACAACTCAGTAGGGCGGCAAAGTTTACATTTAAGCCGGGGAATGTAACACGAGTCAGGGAACTGCCAAAGACCGATATTCCCCAACTTGAGGTGGACTTTAAACGTCACCAATCTGACATTGGTAGCCCAGAACAACTGATTCAGCTTGCCAATACTGTTAATCCAGAGTTTCAGAACTTATTAACCAACATTGCAACTGAAGTCGGCGTTGACTACAAGGCTGGCCCCGTCAAGAAGTTGAAGAGCATTAGCGACAAGCTAGTTCGCAAGGATATGGGACCTGACGAAATAGCTGACTCCATTCGTGGGACTATGCTGGTCAATACAAATGAGCAAGCAGAGCAGATAATATCCAGCCTTTCAAAAAGCCAGGCGATAATAGACGAGGGCTGGAAAAGGTTACCAGGCAACGGCTATTTTGATCGCAAGGTTTCTATCCAATACGTTGGACCAAACGGCGAAAAAGTTTTGGGGGAATTACAGCTCATGACCCCAGACATGTTACGAGCAAAGGACAAGCCAGGCGGAGGCCACGATCTATACGCAATTGAAAGGAATTATGAAAAACTTTATGGAAGGGAAAACATAGAGCAACGAATGCCTCCAAGCGAAGTAATCGCATACAGGCAAGTTAAAGAAGATCAACTTAAAACCTATAACGAGGTGGCAGACAGGGCGGATCCAGCAATACAAAGAGAAATGGGATACCAGCCCGTATCTGATTCTGCTCGGATGTTAGGCGAGATAGACATAAAAGCCGCGCCGGAGGGCGCGGTTGGTCATGGAATGCCCAAGGAACTTTTGGTCTTTGGCGGAGGTAATAAACCCATTATCCCGGTGGTCCAGACTTTCACTCCTGCTAACAGGGCTTTGGTCATGGCTAATATAAACGAGGCAATTAATGCCCATCCCAATGCTATGCGCTCTGCCCAAAATTGGATTGATTTTGAGAAGAATGTGTTTGGCGGAGAGTATGTGCCAGCCCCTCCATTCAGGGCGATTGAGTATGCCAATGACCCAAGACTTTTAGCAGAAAAGCTAAATCAACTAACGCCGGACATGAGAGCCAGTGCGGACGAGGGCTTTGGATACGTTTCAGAAATTAAAAATGTATATGACAGTGGGCTGTCCAAGCCTGATATGACAGGCAGGTTGTTTTTATGGGGTGTTCTGTCTAGGGGAGCGGGTCCTTTCCAGCAGGAAGGCGCATTCATTGATTTATTAGAGGGTGCAAGTCCATACATTGATAAGGCTGTAAAAGGCACATTGACTGAAGCAGACATCGACGGATGGAAACAGATGGTTGCTGATAATCTACCAGAGGGTTCTCCAGGAAAGCAGGTTACTATGAATGGAAACGCGGCAGGTAACCTACTGCTTCAGCTAAGTAAAAAAGGCGAAAACGGAGAAAGTGGACTGACTACGTTGCACAATTCTCTTGCTGATCCAAATAAAACAGGAAAAGAGTTTCGTAGGGCTTTTTATGAAGTGACAAATAAACCAGGAATAGATAACAAGGTTGTTTCATTCCTGGGCCTTGTAGCTGGAAAGGACGACTTACTTGTCATGGACAGAATTCAATCAAGAAATCTTTGGGACGATGGTCGTTTTGGAGGCGCTAATATCTACGATGGAATAAATAAACGTGGACTATCTGGCATTCTTATCGGTCCTCGGGGACTCATGGTTACAGAAATGCTGGAGAACGGACTTCAAGATGCTACTAAAGAAGCGTATAATATAATAGGCCGTCCGCAAGACGCCAGCTTAGGACGCATGCACTGGGAAACCTGGCTAGTGTCCGGTAATCAACCTGTATCCCATAGCACCTTAAAATCTGTTAAGAGTGGGGATCCATTAGGCGCTGGCGTTACCGAAGGGAAGAGAACTACGTTTTCTTCTGGCGCAACGTATAGACGCGGTGGGGAAGGGACTTATTACGAGTATCCTTTATCCGATGGGTCAACTGTGAGGATGAGTCCAACAAAGCAAAAAGAGTTTGAGGCATTTATCAAAAACCCTAAAAATGAAATAGTGCCGAAGGGCTTTAAAGTAACCAGCGCAAAAGATACCCCGTGGTATACTTTGCCTGAAATAGACAGGAGAAAATTAGATGAAACAGCAAGACGATTTGAAGACATTAACCCCGATGGAACGCTTCAATCAGGCGTTAAGGGGATTATCAAAGATACCGACTCCACTCTCGATGGAGGAGGTGCCACAACAGCCCCAGTCGCCAAACCCAGAACAGGTAAAAAAGACAAAGTAACCTATGAACAGTTTGGTGGTAGCCTCGGTGACGCTAAACAAAAGCTAGGTATTACTGAGGAGCAGTTTAAGTCGTTCAAGGACGCCAACAAAGGTATTAAGCAAAAGCGCGTACCAGAAGTTCAAGAAGCGGCAAAAAAACTTAAAAACGGCGAGATAACCACTCAAGAATATAACAAGGTGGTTGAAGAAAAGATGCCTATTGTTCCTATAGGCAAGGTCCCCAAACGACCCACGGTTGAAGAAATTGCTATGTCGCTGAGTACGAAAAAAGACGCGACCGCTGGGGGCATAGTGGGCGTCAATATTGATGTTCCAGACGGCACAATGATCTCCTCTCGACTAGACATTCCTGCTTATGAAAGCTATGACACTTGGGTCGTGACACTTCATGACGGCACTCTTAGAAATGGTAACGCTGTAGCATACGGGCCAACAGCGGTGCTGGACAATGTGACATTTACTCTCAATGGTACGGCGGAGGGGCCATTAAGAATGGCAACCGGAGAGATCAACAAAGGAACTGTTGCTCGTATTAACGGTGCATGGAAAAACATGGACCCAGCAGAAGTTGAGCAGATGGCTAAGAGTATCCTAGACGGGACTGCTCCTGACGCAAGCGACTGGGTAGAAGTCGGCATGAATCCTTTTAGGCACAGCTATTTCTATCGTAAGGCAGACGGCATGCCGGTCGCTGACGCAGAACAGGTTATTCAAGTAGGTCCGCTGGTGTTAGCCAAGAAAGCAAAGACGCGACCTATTGAAAGCCCAGAGCATTTGATTGATCCGGGCCCTCCGCCCAAATACTTCAAACGTGGCGGTAATGTTGAGAGGGTGTACAATGACAGGCGATATATTTAAACCGGAAGTTCCGGGAGCGTATCGCCTATGACACCGAACATTTCCTCGAACTCTGCCTGTTCTATTACTTCGCCTTCTCGTAGAATATCTACAAATTGAACTGGGATAGCTTTTTTCCAGGTGGGCGAACGAGAAGATATAAAGTATGCTTCGACGTACTCGCCTTCTGGGTGGGTAGGTGCTTCGATAGCGCAGATAACAGCGGGACGTTTGTCCCAAGATATGTATTCCATGATTCTCATGTTTTAGTCTCCTTTCTGAATCGTGGGTATTATAGCATTAGATATATAAGAAATGCCATGTATAATGGCCTTAGAACAGATAGAGAATATTATCATGCCAGTTGATAAAGTCATAAACCTTGCTCCTGACACTGAGGTAATTGCAATTTCAGACGACGCCCCTGACATTGAAGTGGTGTTGGAAGAAGACGGTAGTGCAACTGTTGAGGTTGCCGAAGATAACGATGTAGATTTCTACAGTAATCTAGCCGAGATCCTTGATCCAACCGACCTGTCTCATATTTCTATAGACCTATTGGCCTTGTTCGAGGCTGACAGCTCTTCCAGGGAAGACTGGGAAGAGATGTACGCCAAGGGACTTGAGCTTTTAGGACTCAAGATTGAAGAAAGAAGTCGTCCTTTCCGTGGTGCCGCAGGCGCGGTTCATCCAATGCTCACCGAAGCCATTGTTCAGTTTCAGTCTCAGGCGTTTAAAGAGTTAATGCCTGCTGGTGGACCTGTTCGAACACAAACTTTAGGGAAAGAAACCCTGGACAAGGTTCAGCAGGCGTCTCGCGTGCAGGACTTTATGAACTATCAAATAACTACGGTGATGAAAGAATACACACCAGAGTTTGACCAGCTACTTTTTTACACTGGATACGGTGGTTCGACCTTTAAAAAGGTGTATTACGACGAGCAGTTGGGTCGAATGGTTTCAAGACTAGTCCTTCCAGACGACTTATACATCCCTTATAACGGCTCGAGCGTTATTTCTCAGTGTCCGCGCATTACGCATCGCATCTCGATGGATCAAAATGAGTTTAGAAAGCGCGTTGTAGCTGGCGAATACCTCGATGTGGTGGTTGATCCCGAGTCTTCATCGTCTACAAAAGACAATATTCGTTATTCTATTGATCGCGTCACAGGTATCGAGTCCACTGGAGAGCCTGAAGAGGTTTTTTTATTAGAATTTCAGGTTGATTTGGACATTCCAGGCTTTGAAGACGTTGACGAAGACGGCAATGAGACCGGAATTAAGCTCCCTTACGTTGTTACGATTGATGAAAACAGCGGTCAAGTCGTTGGTGTTCGCCGAAACTGGCTTGAAAACGACGAATATAAGGCGAGAAGAGAGTATTTTGTTCATTATGTGCTTGTAGAAGGCCCAGGAGCTTACGGTTTAGGCTTTGTTCACTTGATTGGAGGCCTTTCCAAGACTGCAACCATGGCATTGCGCCAATTATTGGATGCAGGAACGCTATCAAACCTCCCTGCGGGCTTTAAAGCTAAGGGTGCGCGTATTGCAGATGACGATAACCCAATTCAACCAGGTGAATGGCGCGATATTGACGCCGGTGGTGCAGAATTGGCTAGTTCTCTGCTCCCATTGCCTTACAAAGAGCCCTCTCAGACCTTATTTACGTTGTTAGGCTTTACTGTTGATGCCGGTAGGCGTCTTGCCAGCATTGCAGACATGCAGGTCGGCGATGCAAACCAGCAGGCGGCAGTAGGCACTACAATTGCGTTGCTAGAGCGTGGTTCAATGGTGATGTCAGCCATACACAAGCGCCTTTACTACGCTCAGACCCAAGAATTTGAGATGCTGGCAGAAGGTTTTGGTCAATTTTTGCCTGATGAATACCCATACGATGTTCCAGGTGCTTCTCGCACCATCAAACAGAAAGACTTTGACGATATGGTTGCGGTTCTGCCTATGGCAGATCCTAATATCTTCTCTGCCGCACAGCGTATTACATTGGCGCAGACTCAATTGCAGTTAGCCCAAAGCGCACCGCAAATGCACAACATGTATGAGGCGTATTATCGTGTTTACCAGGCGCTTAACGTGCGTGATATTGATGGCATCTTAAAGGTTCAGACTAATCAGATGCCTGTAGACCCAGCCACTGAAAATATTAATGTGATTGATGGCATGGAACTGAAGGCATTTGCAGGACAGCAACATGATGCGCACATTGCGGCTCACTTGATCATGGGACTGTCGCCGATGTTACAGGCAAACCCAATGGCGGCCTCAGAACTCCAGAAGCATGTATTACAGCACATTAGATTGAAGGCTGAAGAGGACGCTGAAGCAGAACTATTCAAGCAGTATGGCACTGATCCAGACAACATGGCGTCTGACCTTGAGAAAGAGGCACTTGTTGCATTGAAGGTTACGCAGTACCTACAAGAAATGAAGGCAATGCAAACCGAGCTATCAGGTGCGCCACAGGCAGACCCTGTAGTCCAGTTGAAGGAGCAAGAGCTTCAGCAACGTGCGGCTAAGGACCAGATTGATGCTCAGATTAAACAACAGCAGATTGCTAACGAGCAGATGCGGATTCAGGAAAACGCTAGATCAAGCGATGCAAGAATCGAGTCGCAAGAAAAAATTGCGGAAAACCGTACTGAAGTAGCTAGGGAAAGGATATACGCGCCGAAAGGATAGTACGATGCCGTTGGACAAAAGAAAGTCAAAGAAAACAATATCAAAAAACATCAAGGAAATTGTGTCGTCTTACAAAAAAACTGGTAAGATTGGCGCAAGTACGCCTAGTAGCAAAAAAAAGGCGCAAAAACAGGCGGTTGCAATTGCACTTAACACTGCACGCAAATCACCTGCTAGAGCGAAGAATGGCGGTTCTGTTTTAAGAAGAGACGCTAAACGTCGCACTAAGATTTACTAGCCAACCAGACGAGGCTAAATCGTCTGCATAACATGGATACACCATGCTGGAATTTGCAGAAAGCATTCTGAAAGAAATTAGAAAGCTAGAACGTGACACTGAGACAATGATTCTTAGTGGCGTTACTGATATGGAACGCTATAAGTATCTCATGGGTCGTCTGGATGGTTTAAGGCTTGTTAGTGAGGCTGTAAGAGTACAGCTAGAAAAACGAGAAGAACTATAACCCAGAGGATTATTACATGGCAGAAGCTGAATTAACCCCACTTGAAAAAAAGTGGGAGCAAAACAAGAAAGACAAAAAACCCTCTCTTGATGATGCCTACAGTGACGAAGGCAAAATACCCGAGGAGGGACTATCCAGCTCTATTTTAGACCTTATCCCATCCCCTACTGGCTGGCGAATTGCCATCCTGCCTTATCGTGGAGCTAAAACCACTAAGGGAGGCATTATGCTATCCGACGAGACGCAAAAGCGTACTCAGTTAGGCACTAACGTGGGATATGTTTTGAAGATGGGCGATTTAGCTTATTCAGATGCGTCTAGGTTCCCAACAGGTCCCTGGTGCAAAGAAGGCGATTGGATAATCTTTGGAAAGTATGCAGGATCTCGATTGCAAATAGACGGCGGTGAAATCAGGCTACTGAACGATGATGAAATTCTTGGGGTTGTTAGCGACCCAGAAGACATTCTGCACATGTAAGGAGATCAACATGACACAAGGTACAGAAGAACTACAGTTTAAAGTAGGTGAAGAGGAAGAAGAAGCTACCGTTGAGATGAATGAAGATGGTAGTGATGCCAAGCTCTCCGAGAAGGAGGACTCTGTTGTAGTTGAAGAAGAAAAAGAAGAGGAAAAAGAAAAAGCCTCTAGCCAGGAACCAGACGGTGAAGAGCTAGACGATTACTCCGTCAAAGTTAAAAAGCGTATTGATAAGATGACGGCGAGACTTCGTGAGGCACAGCGCCGTGAAGAAGCCGCTTTGGAGTATGCAAAAAA